ATGGCATCACACCCCGATATCCTTAATTTTATTTGTAAAGTATCAATAGATACGCTACAATTTTTCTTTTACGGGACAAATCTTAATCTGTATCTTCGTGGCATGAAAGAAGATATACGAAAAATACGGATGCGCCAAAAATGGCTTGGGATATACACCGAAACGGGTTCTGTGACAAAAACAGCCCTTCGGTGCGGGATTGCCCGTTCCACGTTATACCGTTGGATAAATCGCGAGAAAGAACAAGGTAAGTCAAAATTGTCCGATAAGTCTAAACGCCCATCAAGACTCGCAAATATGAAGGTAACGCCTGGAATTGAAACCATTATTCTTAATCTGCGTGAGACGAGAAAATGGGGAGCGCAACGGATTGCCAACTATCTGCTTAGGAAGAGAATAAAGCTCTCAGCCATGACCGTGTGGCGTGTGTTGAAAAGGCATCAGGTTAAAGCTGTTGTGAAACGGCGTAAAAAGTCAGACTATATCAGATATAGTAAAGAAATTCCTGGGGAAAGGATCCAGCTGGATGTAATGAAAGTACGAAATGGAGCATATCAGTTCACGGCCATAGATGATTGTACCCGTTTGAGGACCATTCGTGTATATCCCAATAAAAAAGCGGAAAGTACAATTCATTTTTTAGGAGAGATACTGAACACCTTTCCTTTTCCCGTTCAGCGGATACAGACTGATTGGGGAACAGAATTCTTCAATTATGATTTCCAATATGAACTGCATGACCATTTTATCAAGTTCAGACCTATCAAACCAAGGACTCCACATTTGAATGGCAAAGTTGAAAGGTCTCAGCAGACCGATAAGACAGAGTTTTGGAATCTTATAGATTTGTCGGATAAGACACTTGATTTGAATGCGATGGCTATGGAATGGCAGGAGTTCTACAATAAGAAACGACCACATTCCTCGCTGAACGGCAAGACTCCGATGCAAAAACTCAAGTCTGTTGAGCACCTTATTCCAATCCAACCCGATGTGAGTGAAAAATTCTTGGAATCAAACGAAGAAATCCTGCCACGTAATTACGAATATCTTAAATTCATAAAACATAGAAATAAGAAAGCTGTTGTTCAATAAGCTGTGGAGAATTACAAATATATCACTGACTGTTAACACTTTTAAGCTCATCTGTCGGGGAACGGCCAGCGCCAAGGGGCGGGACCACCTGTCCCGACGAGCGTAAAAATGCGGCAAGCTAATGTAGTGAATCTGTTGTTATAGCACATTTTATTGCATCTGTCGTTGGTAATTCCTAATTATCTACTCTCTGTTCAAATTCAATGTCCGCGGTCCGTCATAAAACACTTCATTATCGTAGTCTGTCGCTATCTTGATGGTGTCTCCTTTCTTAAAGAAACGACTTTTGGCGATATGCAGACGCATGACGTTCTCCTTACGCTCGGCCGACGACTGGTTGAGAGAGATCAGATGGGTACAGGGTCTTGCCAGTCCTTTCGCCTCGGAACAGTTATACTCGGTCAGCACATTCCGTTCGTCGTTGAGCCATTCCCTGTCTTCAATGGTGGACTGGTAAGTCACCACCATCCATACCTTCTCATCGGCTGCCAGGTCCTTGAGGTCATTGGCTACCGCAATGCGTTTGGCTCTTTCGTGGTCAGCTCCCCAAGCGCGTCGTGCAGCATCCGTCAGCAGATCCATGGAGTCGATGATGACGATGTCGGGATTATGACCCTTGAGTTTACGGTATTCCGAAATACCGTTTTTTATATCAAGAGTGGACACCTGTGCATTGAACCTGGGATAACTGCGCACAGTGATGCTGCCGGCATAGGAAGCTACAAGTTTTTCCAGATGCCTCATTTCCGTGTCGGAAATCTTACCCCGTTCGAAATAGTAGGCATTTTTGGAGATGAGTCCTCCGGAATAGGCATTCAGTGCCTCCTCTTCCGAACCCTCCAACTGAAAATGCAAAACATGAAGTCCGTCATCGATGTCTGCCCGTACCCCAATCCATTTGGCGATGTGGGATTTTCCGACTCCGGTGGAGGCCAGGAAACAGGTCAGTTGTCCCCGCAGGTTACGACCCGCATTCAGTGCATCCAGATAAGGGATATAGAACCGCGACACGCGTGGGGATGCCGAGCGCTCTTCCTCTTCCTCCCGACGCCTGTTCCGCTCGAAGCGTTCTGTGAACGTCTCGGCCACATCTACAAACGAGGTGTTCTTGAGCGTAAAACCTGCCAGCCATTCGGCATACTCTCGCAATGTCTTCTCGGCCTTGTCCTGCCTGTTTTCGTTGTACAGTTTTCCGACCTCGGCGTAGACAGCCTGCAAGCGTACCCCCTTGATGTACGACTCAAGCATATCGGTCATTACCTCGGCGCTCTGTCCCTCGTCATACTCCCGGAAAGTGTCTATGAGTTCAACGGCATCATAATCCTCCTGAAACTTCTGCGCAAGAATCGCGTAAGACGGAGGAGCCTTGTAGGTTCTGAAGTGGGTGGCGATGGCATCTTGGACACGCTGGAAGGCACGATCGGGCAGGTATTCCTTCCTCATGTGTCTGGATAGCACCGCACAGAGAGCCTCCTGTCTCAAAGCCGTGGCATAGAGTTCATACAGAAACTCGGCGCTCAGTGGATTGGTCGTACTCATCGGCATTCCTCCTTTTCGTTCCACATTTCACAGCGCAACCGATAGAGTTCGGGGTATTGCGCGGCTGTCCGCAACCGGCAAGACGCCGCGTGCCGGCATCTTTGACAGGAGGGAGAGAACGGAGTCCACAACAGGGTCGAATTCCCGCAGATGAGATATCCTGTCTCGGAGGAGAGCAACCTTCGTTTTGTAACCTCCTCATACTCGGGAAAGACAAAACGTGTGAAAGGGTGCCGCTTTCGTCTCTCGGCCAACGAATAGATATCCGCCCTCGTGATTCCGAAACTTTTCAGCCACTTGTCTTCATAAAAGCGGCGTTGTTTTCCCGTCTGGAGATACCTACTCACGGCTTTCTGCCCGAAAGAGTGCGCCACGTCCCAGCGTTTGCGATAGGAAGCGTCGAAGCCAGAGATGGTATAAACCTGGCATATGCAGAAATCGGCCAGACGTTCTCCACTGACCGTTATCACTTTTTTCTCCAGCCGATCAAAACAGGCTTCCAGCAGACGTACGGACCTTCCGCCTGCGGGGAAAGTGAAGTCGCCCCACAGCGTGTCCCGCACAAGTCGCTCGAAAATCCTGCGCGCACTCTCAGCCCATTCTTTTTTCTCCATCACGCGTCAGAAGATTACGGAGTTGGTTTTTGGCCAGAAACAGTCGGCTCTTGACCGTTTCTATGTTCTTGGACTGGAGCATTCCCTTGCGGTGCAGAATATCGGTAATCTCACCGATTTTGTACCCGGCCTGCTGCAGCAAAAGAGGTTCCCGATAGATGGGCTTCAGACGCCGGAGTGCCCACAGAATGTCATCGTTGTAATACTGTTCGTAGTTGTCGATACCCAAACAAGCTTCCGACGGCTCGTCGTCATAGAGCAGTGTTGATTTCAACCCGCTGACATCGACGTTCTCGTCCGGAAGCAGCCGGTTTCTGTTCCGGTTGTTCAGGTCGGTCATCAGCCGCTGCGTCACGGCATATATCCACGTCTTTACCGGCCGACGAGGATCATAACTGTCCATATACTTGAAGAAGTTGATCAGGGCTTCCTGATAGTTATCCTCGACATCTTCCTGATTGAATGTATATTTGATGCAAATGCTGTATATCAGATTTTTGTGGGGCAGTACATACTTTCTCAACAGTTCTGCCCGTCTTATGGCCGATTCGTCTTCTAATGACGGAATCACGCCCAACACATCTTTCTTATCCACACTTTCACTGACTGAAAAGGGGTGATACACAATCTCATGTCCTAATCTGTCAGCTTCCGGGAGCGTCAATTGAAAATCGGGCGGCCTCAGACGGCCGCCCGGAATCTGTGTTGTATTATCAAATCACAGGCGGTGCTTGCGGATGAAATAATAAAACAGGTGACAGGCATCCGCGGCATTGTCATCGACAGGGACTATCCCGTAGCGGTTCTTGCAGGCCGCAATCATCTCTTCCTTGGTAGCCCGTCCGTTTCCCGTAGCCCACTTCTTGAGAGTCGCCGGGTTGATGAACTCCGGCTCGGGAATATCGGTTTCATCACATACCTCCAGCAGCACGCCCCGCAGTTCGGCCAGGCGTCTCATATCATAGAAGTGCCTGTTCATGGCCACATCCTCTGCCACGATATACTTGATGCCGTGTTCTTTGATAAATGCCATAAGCGTTTCCCTGAAAGAACCGTGCATCTTGTTGTCGTTGCGTCTTCTGCTTTCGGTGAAGTTCCAGGTCCCGGCCCCATGCAGGGAGAAATACCCTGTATGGGCAGCAATGTCAAGTGCCAGTACCTGTTCCCTGACCATTTTATCATTCTCCGATTCTCGATTCGCCATTCTCTTTCGTGATTACAAGTTTATGGGGATAACCTTCGGCCACGTTCCCATGAGACACCACAAGGACAGTCCCACCCAAGGCATTAAGGGCTTCAAACATGGCAGCCAGGCCAGCTTCGTCTACCGCTTCAAGGATCTCGTCAAGCACCAGCATATCCAGTCCCTTGCCGTCCTCGCAGTTGCAGTTCACAAGTTTCTGCATGGCAAGGATGGTCGCCAGGTTGACACGCGCCGCCTCACCGGCCGAGAACTTCCCGAAGGAACCACAGTCCACACCGTCCCGGAGCAGCGAGATGGAAATTTTCTCCCGGATCTTTCCACTTTTTAGGACGGTATACCCGTCAAAGCGGATACGGATGTCACTGCCTATATTTTGCAGGAATTCGTTGGTGATACGGCTCAATGCCTCCACTTTGGAATTGGCAAGATACGTTTTGAACTGTACGAAGCGTTCCTTTTGCACAACCAGAGTGCGAACCTTCTCGTCCAGCGCGAGTTTCTGCCCGGCCACTGCCAAGGAGCGCTTTTTCTCCTTTTCCAGGCTCTCTTTCAAGGAGTGCAAGAGATCTTCCGGCGAGGTGCTTTCCATTTCGCGGATGGTGCTTTGCAACGTGTCGATGGCACATTCCGCCGCGTGTATCTCTTCCGATGCCTTACGGATCTCCCGCTTGATGGCATTCTGCCGCTCGTCAATGAGTCCGAAAGCTTCGTCGAAGACTTTCCGGCGTATGCTTTCAATTTCGTTCTGCAGTGCCGTGATGTCAGCCGTCGTCCGCCTGCGGCTGTAATCGGCTTCTTCGACGCTGCGGGTTGCGAGTCGGATTGCCCGCTCGTGTTCGGAAAGCCTCTGTTCCCAGTCGTTGCGCTCGCTTTCCATCATGCGTTTGTCGTTCCCCAGCCGAGCCTGTTGAAGTTCTGCAGCATCGGTCTCTTTCTGCTGATTCTCGATACGGGAGATAATTTCCGACAGATTGCTTTGTCTTAATTTCAGTTCTTTCATTCCGGCCTGAATGTCAAATCCGGGTTCAGCCACCAGAAACTCGTGTCCGCATCGTGGACACGAAATAGATCCAGCCAGCTTGTTTGACAGTTCGTCAATGCCCGCCGAAATGACCTTACGTTTACGGCGCAACTGTTCCATCCGTTCTGCGAGGTCTCCGAGGTCGGAATCCAGTTCCTGCAGCCTGCGGACAATCTCCCCGGAGCGGGTTTCATACAGCTCACAGAACGAGCCATATTCACTCTTGAAGCGGTTGTAAGCCGCCTCTTTTTCTTTCAGTTCCTGCCCGGCCTTGACAAGCGCCGCGTCAAGATTGGCGAGTTGCGCCCGGGCAATCAGTAAATCTTCCTTCCGGCTTTCTATTTGCTGATTCCAGTCCGTTCTCCGGGCATTGGGAAACATCGGCATCCACTCATCGATGCGGGCCAAACATTCTTCCAGCGAGCTTTCGCCCGATTCCAGTTCCTGTAGAAGCTCATCGACACGCCGTATCTCCTCCGCCTGCGCTGAGGCCGCGGAAACAATGCTGTTCAGTCGGCGAATCTCTTCCCGGCGGGAGGTGATGGAAGACTCCAAAGCAGCCAGACGCTCGCGCTTGGAACGTAAATGAGCTTCGCTTTCTTCTTCCTGCTTTCGGATTTGCTCGAACAGCATCTCCACACGTCCATCCACTCCGGCCAGTTCAAGAGTTACCTTTTGGCGTTCTTCCTCCAATGGCTCAATGTCCCCATCAACGTGCGCAATGGCCTCGTCAACAAGAATCCCGTTTGAGAAACGGTTGATGATCTCCTTCTTCTCTTTATCGGAGGAAGAGAGGAAGTCTTCATAACGATATTTGGATAAAATAAAGTTATTCAGAAGTTCTTCCCGGGTGATGCCCAGTTTGTCCAGGATATAACGGTTATATGCATCCACGGACGGCTGTACTGCCTCGTCCGTGTCCACCTCCTTGCCGTCCCGCCAGAGCGTGCAGGCCACTGTCGAAGAACCCTTACGGGGTATTCGCCGACGTATGAGGAACGCCTCCTTCATTCCGTCATTCACCAGATGCAGCGTGACCGTACATTCTTCCGCCGCGTCATTGATAATCTCTTCCGTGCGTATTTTACGCAGCGGGCTTCCGGTGATGCCGACAGCGATACACTCCAGCAGGGCCGATTTCCCTGCGCCGTTCGACTGCTGGGAGTCATTGTCCCGGTTGTCGCCGAAAATCAGGGTTGTCACCCCCTGATGAAGTGTATAGTCCAGTTGGCGGAAAGCACACAGATTTTCGGCTTTTATGCTTGCTAATCTCCACATGGTCTTTCGATTTTTGATAGATATTCCAATCCAAGTTCCACCTCGTCAATCTGCTTTTCGCGGCAGAACTCCTCGTAAGTCTCGCGGATGCGATGGCTGTTGAACTTTTCAAAAAGGGAGGACGACGCGGCTTCGGGCGACAGTTCCTCGTCCGGGATAAGTTCCACCCGCGTGGCGCCCGCTTCGAGCAGAGCCGCTTTATCCACCGTCTTCATGGCTGCCTGAGGAGCATGAACGCGCACCTTCACCCTGTAACGTCCGTCAGCTTCAATTTCCCGAAGTTCGTCCATCAGGTGCAGCCCTGCACGCTCGGCCGTAACATCCATTACCCGGTAACGGATATTGGCCCTGTTCTTGATGAACTCGTGCGAGCCGTCTGAATAAATGAGCGTATAGCCCTTCTCCTCGTCTTCTCCGAAATTGTGCTGACGTGAAGAACCGATATACTCGATGCACGTTTTGGGAATGATGGTCCTGTTGTGGTAATGCCCCACGAATACCTTGTCAAACCCCGCGAAGATTCTCGTAGGCAGTTCCTTTTCCGAAGGTTGAGAAAGCGCACCATTGATACCCTCATGGATATAAAGGAAATTAAGGCGCCGAGGGTCGAGTGCGGCCTCCTTGAGCCGGTCCAATCTGGAGGTGAAGGACCCGTCCTCGGGAAAGTAACCCATCATGTGCAGCACGAACCGACAATCCTTGCCCACAGGCAACGACACGAACTCATCGCACACCAGCACATTGGGATGCTGGTCGAATACATGACAATATCCGCGTTCCGATTCCTGGTTCACCTTGTCATGATTTCCTTCGGCAAGGGTTATGTGAATGCCGTGTTCGGCAGCCGTAAGCAGAGCGTCGTGTACGGCCAGCAGGACATCAAGGGTCTGCGCGGCCCTGGCAAAGAAAAGGTCACCTCCGATGGCAATCTCTTTGACATCCATCTTCCTGCAAATATCCAAGGCCTCCTGCCAGTTGGCCTTGAATGCTGGAATGTTGTCTTTGGAAACATGTATGTCATTCAGCAATAAAAGGCAGGGATAACGGTCTTTCATAAGCGTATTGGAATAGGACGGGAGGTGTCAGGCCTCCCGTCGGTGAATAAATCGTGTTACTTATGAAAGGTTATCTGCGCCTTCTGGGGCGTTCGGTTCTTTCCTCTTCGCGGACTCTCTCGGGAAACTCCTCGTCCTCGGGCTCTTCCTTCTCTGCCGGAAGGGGTGACGGCCCCTCCATTTCCTGCTCTATCAGTTCGAGCAACTCGCGGTTGGTGGTAGAACGGGTAACGCGTACCGACAATCCTTCCTGTTCGATGTAGGCGCGAATCATGGCACGAAGTTCCTGTCCTTCCTCGGTCTTGTCGCCCAACGACTGGTCCTGGAGTTGTTCGTAACGGTCAAACAGATCGTCAAGGGCGAGGGCCGAACCTCCGTTCTGTTCGTTGTCCTTGTTCTCTTTGGAGCGACGGTCGAAGGAGAACGCTGAAGTGTCTTCCTTGGGCAGTTCGTCGGACAACGTCTGCACGGTCTGCTTCATCTCGTCCGTATCCATGAGATTCATGCCATAAAGCGCATCACACTGTTTGAGGAATTCTACGGTCGCCCCGAGATGATAACGAGTATAACGGTAGATGATTTCCGGGATGCGCGGCGCAGACATCAATACTGAAAGTTCTTCCCGGGTAAGCGGAACCGTATCGGACTCGTTGTCGATGGAGATGATGTATTCGGTCTTCGCTCCGTTCTTGCGTTTCTCGATCTCCACGGGATAGGCGTCATGCACGGACGAAATGGGGCAAGGATAGCTGGGGTTCTTGGAAAGTTTCTTGTTCCACAGTTTGAATTTGCGTTCGTCCAGATCCTTGAACTGGGCATGGGAAAGTGTCAGCATCTGGATGCCTTTGGCCCGTTCGTCAAGATTGAAAATATACAGACAATGTCCGTAGCTGTACTTGAGACCTCCGCCGAAAGAGCCTCCATCGATTTTCTCTGCCAGTTTCTCGTCACCGACATCCTTGGCCGCGGCCACAGCCATGCGACGATAAACATCAATCGGGTCGATGCTGTATCCTGCATCGGTAGCTCTGGTAACGGTCACATACATTTTCTGGGGTTTGTTCCCCGTTGTCGGTTTCTCCAACTCAAGCAGTAGCTGATGTACGGGGAACTCATAGCCCGGTCGTGACGGACTGCCGTCAGCATTGGGTGCGAGCGGAAGGATGCGTAAACGGTACACCCCGAACTTGTCCATGCGGAAAAATTCCGTGCGGGCAAAGGCTTTGTTTTCCTCCAAGGCGCGTTGCTGCGCCTCCTGGTACGACTCCTGACTTTTCAGGAACATTTCTTCAATCGACATACCATCCATGCCGGTTGTTTTGTCCAAATCTTCTTGCATTGTTCTAAAATTTATGGATTAAAAATGCCCGAAGCAGCGGCATGGATTATCCCTGCCGCCGGAATCTGGAACAGACGGACGGGTTCGGTTACACCGTCCGCATCAACTGATAAAATTGGGAGAAATGTCTCGCTGACCCTGCCTCCGGGATTGGAGGCTCATTTGACAAACTGAAAAGGTCTTGAATGACCTGCGTACAAAAATAAACAAAGTGCTCAAATAACCAATGAATGTAATTAGATGTTTTACATAAATGTAATTATCAATGGTTTACAAATTTGTTTTAGTCATATTCCTTATATTTTGCAGCAATCGTTCGCCTTTGGGCGAGTTCCTGGCTTCCTTGAGCAGCAGCTTCCTGTTCTGTTGGATGAAATACTCAATCTTGCGGCGACATATACCCTCGTAATAGGCCTTCCGCTGGGGAGTAAGCACCTTCCCCCGGCGACAGAAGAGCCCGTTCCGGCTGTACTCTTCCAGGTACCTCCGGAACTTGGGCTTTCTGTATGAGGCATCTTTCGAGGCTCGCGCCACCGATTCGATGACGTGCCAGTCCGGTTCGAAGACAGATTGTGTGCAACATAACTTTTTCAACACGAAGTAGACCACCGGCATTTCATAGCGGAGCATGAACCCGATCCGCGTCTGCTCGAAGGGGAACCGTTTAAGCGTCCCCTTCGGCCTTCCTTCTTCGGGTTTTCGGGGCTTCGGGGAGCTGACTGCCCGCGTCTGCCTGTGCCTTTTCTTCTTTCCTGCTTTCATCCTGTTTAACTTGACCGGTTGCTTGTTCTGCCGCCGGCATCCGCCGTTCGGCGATTCTTCTGCGACTTTCTATGTCGCGGGTTACATTGATTCGTTTCATCAGACAAAGTATGTAAAATTAAGTTCGACATCGACGTTGTACATGCCACTTTCAAATAATTGAACCTTTCGGGACCCTCCATAGATAACAAAAGAAGAACCCCGATTATATTTATGGTCATCGTTCCAATTGGCCGCAGTACATCGTACACTGTATTTGGGAGGCTGAATCTTGTTGGGAATGACGGCTATGATGCCTCCCCAATTACTTCCGTCCCGGCGGGCTGTATTGATATATCCCTGAATAGACACAATATTCCCGATCTGGCGGACAAAGAAGCCGCGGGTATCCGTACCGGAACCGCTGTTCTCCATCTGCAGCCATCCCGTATCGGCGAGCAACGGCTGGTAGTCATCGGCATATGCGGCCCCGAGAGTACGGCATACCTGCCGTTTGGCTTCCACCGTGGTCAGCAGCAGATCCGTCAGCTTGCTGTCCCGTCGCAAATAGTCCTTGACCACCTCATCCTTGGAAAGTAGGTTCAGTTTCTCCCGGAGCAGTTGCAGAGCCTGTTCCGTGTTCTTGCCCTGAGAGACAAGATAGGTAATATAGTCCTGAAATAATGACTCCACTTTGGCAAAGCGACTGTCCTGTTGGACTTTCGTGTACAGGTTCAGATTGGCCGCCACCGTGTTCTGCTCCGAGGCGTTATAACCGGAAAGCAGGCGTTCTGCCTTGGCCTTCAGTTCCTTTGCCACAGCTGAAACCAAGGCATATCCTTCTACCTGGGAGTGGGACTTCTGCTCGTCGTCAACATAGGCGAAAGCCCCAGTCGTGATGGCTTGAAGCTTGTCGCGCAACTCGGCCGTGAAGATCACACCCGAATAGGCCGAGTCCGTGCCGAGTTTTCCCGCCAGCAGATTGTCAATTTCGGAAATGGAATATACATCGAGATTTTTCCGGGCTTTCCCTTTGTCCTGCACGTCCGAGAGATTCGAAGCCTTGGCCAACTTCAAGTCTCCCGTCCCTTTCTTTTCCGCATCCAGCGTATCCCGGACGGCGGCCTGCTTCCCGGCCTTGAGAGCCGCAGCCTCTTCGGGAGAGAGGCCGTTTACCTCCTCGGCTGAAAGGTAGACAAGTTCCTTGAGACCTTCCGTAATTTTCAGGAAAACCGTACCTGCCTCCGCCTTGGAGTAGACCTCCAGGTTCTTGCGGGCAGCAGCCTTGTCCATCACATCAAGCAGGTTCTCGTTCGCGGAGAGCTTCATTTTCAGCGCTTCGGCAACGGCCGCCGAAGTGACGTAGCCCGCGCCGCCTTCGGTCAACTCTCCGGTCGTGATGGCCTCCAGTTTCTTTCGGAAATCCGTTGTAAAATCCTCCGTGGAAAGCTGCTTTCCCTTGACCGCATCTACCTTGCCCGCCAGCGCGGAAGTAAAGGCGGTCTGGGAAACATAAATATCCCCAACGGCCTTCCCGTTGATTTTCAATGTCCCGTTCACATCTACGGCGCCGAAGGGATAAAGAACTATGTCTCCCAGCGTATTGCGGACAATAAAGCGGAATGAGTCTGTGGTATCATAGCCGAGCGAGGCAATATCCGCCGAAGCGCTGTCTTTCCAGAAGACCAGATTGACAAGGCGCATATTATCTTTCGTGTAGGCCGTATTGCGGATTTCCACACCACGTCCCGCACTGCTTACTGTAAGCAGTCCTCCGACAGTCGTGGAGGCATCCCTACCGGAAACAAGTAGAAGGGGTACTCCGCAGGCTTTACCGTCATGTACGGCAAAATCACGGTATTTCGTACCACCGCCCTCTTTTCCCCAATAGTTGACCCGCACGCACCCGTTGTCGGTTGCATCGGCCGTGTTGTACAGATCATATCCCTTGATGCGTAATGCTCCGACACGAGTATCATCAGCCGTAGAACATGCGTACACCAGTCCGTTTTCCGTGATACGGGCTAGCTCCTTTTCCTGTTTCATGAAGCTGAACGAGCCATCGGTGCGGATGACAATCTCATTGACCAGCAACCCGTTCAGGTATGCCCCCACGGAAGCATTTCCGTCCGTGCGGACAATTCCCCTGAGCATGTAACCGTTTTCACCACTGACCGACACGGCGGTCTTGGAGACGATCTCTTTCTGCCCGGTAAGTGTCCCGGCAAGCACCAGGTCTTTTTTGACAGTCTGACGTGAGAATGGCGTGTCGAGTAATACGGCGTATCTGCCGAAGAATTTGTCGATAAAGCGAGGGGCATAGTCCTGTGTCACTTCAATCGCTACGGGAATCTTCCCCGTAACGGTATCCGGCACATCGGGGACACTGCGGCCTCCGATGCACAAGTAGCAGGTGCGTCCGCGCTTGTTCACGTCGTTGGCATAGACAACAGATTCGTGGCGGTTGGTTTCGTAGATGTAATATGGGTATACGGCATCAGTACATCCTTCAAAATAGCGGACTTTACCGCCGAGCCACACATAGCCCGGAGAAATCACGGCACCGTCAACCATACAGCCGGAAATGATGAAGTCGGAGCACCCGTCGAAGATGGCACTCATGCTCAACGCCAGTTCCTGAAGGTTCAGGATGTCATCCGAATAGGTATATCGTCCGCCGGTTTCGGCAACATATTCTTTCATGGGGTCGTATTCTTGTTGGGTTGATATTCTTCCTTGTCTATCTTGATCAAGTACGTCTTTCCGGCCAGTTTGTAAGTGTTGACCACATAGGAAAGCATATAGACCAGATCCTGGTGCGTAATGTTTACCGCAGGGACGCAGACCACAAAACTGACCTTGTTGATGAGCTTTTCCTCGACAAGCCGATAAAAGGGTCTGGGGCGTTCCGTTTCATCTGCCACCTGTATCTCTTCTCCGTTGTACCAGACAGTATAAGGCCGTTGGTATTCGGCATCTTCATGATAGAGATCCACACCGAGGCTTTCGCTCTCACTGATGAATATACGATCCTTTGGGTCGCAGATGTATTTCCCGAAACGGTAGTTCAGAAACCATTCGAAATAAATGACCTGTGAGGTCATCCGTGCTTCGATATGCCGTTCACGGGCAAAGACGCGGAAACGTTCGTTCAGGCTTTGCAGCGGATAGAGACAGCTCTGCACGAACAGGATGAACCGCCTGCCGGAGAGGTAATGGGGCATGAGGCTGTTGACCAGCCTGTCTACGGGCAGCTTATATCTCATGGTTCTCTATTTTCAGAATAATGGCCTCCCGGAAGGTGGGCAGATCCTGTTCCTCTTCTTTTCCCGAAGACTCCTTCAGGTATCCGGAGGAGGTGTAAGTCATGCGGTTCACCTTCTGCATCGGTTGTATCTTGCCGTCCGTATCATGGCTGGCAATGAAAACTCCTTGTTCGGGAATTGCATCGCTGTCAATATGAACATCGGTAACATGCTCGGCGCGGCGTATGGCATCCGTCAAACGGGATACATAGACCGCAGCGTCAAACTCGATATTCATGACATACTCCTTGAGCTGCGACTCAATGGCATCATACATCTCCGACTCAGGCACAGCCCCGTCATAGAATACTGTCAGCCGGGGAACCAATACATCACCTTTGGTGGAGATGACCTCGATGCGTGTCCCTGCGAATTTCAATTTGTTGATGTATGCGGTAATGGGGACAAGTTCTTCGGCTGGAATGGCCTCCAGATTTCCCTTGGAGCCGGTGGCGATTTTCAGAATCAGTTTATTGTCCAGATTGCTGTCGTCCGTACTCTCGGAATAGGAAACCTGCGTGATGATCCGTTTGGTCTCGTCCACCTGGGCATAGCCAAAAGCCAGTCCATCCTCGCGGACTACAAGCTCGTCTCCCTGTTGGTATTGCAGCAAGGCATTGGCGTAATAATTGGGAGTGCCGTTAATACGACCGTTGATTGCCTCGGAGATATCTACAGCAAAGACGTCCAACAGGGTCTCGAAACTGTATATGACAGCGGCGACAACCCAGAGAATACCGTTCATCACCGAGAGCTTTGAATCACTGGCGAATTCCGACAGTTCCATCCGCTTGTCTCGTTCCTTGACCGCCTCATTGTATATTTCTTTAATAGTCCTGCTCATGACTCTACCGTATAGATTTTATCTTCAATAATGAATTTCCACGGGCCTCCCTCGTTCCAGCTCTCCTCATGAAGGATAACCCAGATACATTCCATGCCGGATACGGGAAGGTAACGTGCGCTTTCCGGATCTCTGTCCGGCTCCCGGTAGATGCCGGAAGGTGTCACCGGGAAGGTGACCGTGCAATTTCTGCGGTTCCCATATCGATTCACGATTTCGTACAGGAAAGCATCTTCCACGTCCGGTTTCAGGTGACCTTCTCCCATATCCAGTGTCATCAGTTCCCGGCATCCGGCAAGAGGCGTAAGATCAGCCGTGGTTATTCCGGAAAGCCTCAGGGAATAAGTACCGTCCAACAGACGGAGTCCCTCCAGACTGACAGAAGCATTCTGCAGAGTCAGTTCCTCGACACGGAGAGGGTGAAACAAGAATATGGAATCCGGTTGCAGTCCGCTCCAGTCCAATGTCCTGAATTCCGCGCGGGAATACCACCTAATCCGGCGTGTTCCCCTGATGGTATTGTTAAACGTATGGTTCAGATGCAGCCGCGCATTCCTCAATTCAATTTTCTCAATCTCACTGTTGTCTCCCCAGTCAATTTCCAGGGAGCCCGTTCCCGAGGCTGTACACGACACGTTCAAGACGACTGCCGGAAGGTGGAATTCCACGGAAAGTTGCCCCTCGGGATATTTGGGATATACATGATGCTCCCCGTTTGCCGGAACAATACTCCGTGCGGCATTGTAGGCGACAACGTCGGCATCGATGACAAAGTCGTCGGTGTAGACCAACTCCTGTCCGACAGTCAGCACCGTGGCAAGCGACAAATCCGGGTTGTTCATCATCAGATCCACAATCCCTTCGATGCTCCCGTACAGGTGAAGGGCCACATCGAAAATGTTCTGTCCGGCAATAACGCGATACCTACCCATTGCTGTCCTCCTTTTCTTCCGTTTCCAGAAGCAGTTCTCCCGTTGCCGAATCCATATAGGCGTTGCGGATAATCATCCGGTCGTTCTGGAATTCAGACTGCAATTTGGCGGCAAGGCCGTTGTTTTCAAGATTGGAATGCAGAAAATCGATAAGTCCGACACCCGTGGTCGGGTGCTGGTAAAGATTGCCTGCCGCAGCTTTCAACAAGAACGCCTCATTTTGTGCTTTTGCCCGGCCGATCTCAAAATCCGTCTCTTCGCCGCTGTAAAGTGTCAGGTAACCATCCCGAAGGAGGAGGTTGAAGACACCGTTTCCATTAAGCTCGCAGTAGGCCGACAGGCTGACATCCGAGTTTGCACCGTTTTGTTCGACGACTACCGGATACCAGCATTTGCCGGTGACCGCATTTCGGAGGTATTCAGTTCCGCCTGAGCCGCTCTCAATGACAAAACGGACCATCAGACGTCGTGTGTCGGGGGTATAGGGAATCACGACATGGATTCCCCGGCTATCATTGTACGCTGCAACAAAGCCTTGCGGGACAACAATCTCCGCATACCGGAAAGAATCGTTGTCAGCATTCTCGACCGCCGGGAGCAGCCGGAAATCATAGAAGGTCTTTCCGGCGATGTGTCCAGAGGTCTCAACCTCCCCATAGTATGCGTCCATGATGATGTCTTGTCTTGCCATATAATAAAAGCCCGGCCGTGAAGAGTACGACCGGGCACTCTTTACAAAAGAGTAGCGCTAACCCTTGCCTTAGGTTTAGGAGCTTGCAATTTCATTATATACAGCCTCCACGGTAGCCCACATGTCATCCGGCAGTTCCTCGTCCGAAATCCGTTCACAGGCCTTTTTCAGGTAGTCCATCTCCTCTTTGGAGAACTCCACAAGCAAAGGGCGCTCCTTTTCCACATCCCATTCGATACGCTTGTCCTCCGCGTTTTCCCGGAGATTGATTTCCTGGCGCTCGTCATCACTGATGGCTATCTTGCGCAGAATTTCCTTCTTGAGATTGAATTCCTTGAAATTGCCGCGTGCCGGAAGGAAAGACGGCAGGTAGAGGCGATCCTTGATTGTCAGTTCCATAATTTTTATGCTTGATGGTTTGTTGAATCATCAGAAAGTTGGGCCGCTTTCGCCGCCACCTCCTGGAGGATGGTCCCGATACATTCCGCAGCATCGGCAAGGTATTGTGCCATGTCGCTGCTATAAGGCAGGTTGGCCGTCATACTGCCGCGATCATAGAAGATACTTCCGATTGC